TGCAAACGCCTCATCCGCCGCCCGCTTCTGCCTCTCCTCTACCGCCTTTTCTTCCCGAAGATCAGCCAGCCTCTCGAGCACCATCAACCACTCCTCGTCCAACTTCTCGATCTCCCATGGAGATACAATCCCAAAACCGAGCAAAGCATTGATACGTTGCGACCTCCACACATCCACGATCAGCGCATGGTCAGATCGCCTCTCACGCTGCACCACCTCGAGCGCCGCTTCTAGCTCCTCTTTTTTTTTGCAATATGCTCACTGCGCCGATCCCACGTCTCACGGATCATCCACGCCAGAAACGCCGGGTCCTGCTCCTGAAGCGCCAAGATCTCCTCAACCGTCCAGCGCGTCCCATTCTCACCCTGCGACCAGATCACCGCATACCATGCGTTCAACTCATCGCCGTCATTCTCTTTCACCAGCTCGTTATGCTTGCGCAGTATCTCAAGCGTCGGGTTCACCCAAACATAAAAAGCCTGCCCCTTCAGCTCAGGCGCATACTCGCCCAGATCAACCCGCACCACAACCTTTGGAATCTCAAGCCTCATGATCACCTTCCTCAGCCCGTCCCCGAACAAAAACGCTCAGAGACGGGCTTGAAAGCGGTCTAATACGCACTCACATTCGTGGTCACATTCACTGCCAGCATCTTCATCGTGCCAGAAACATCCACCGCCACGCCGCGGAAAACGCCCGAATGCAGGTTGTCATTGCGATCTTCGCTCCCCAACGGAGAAACAGATTCCCAATAACCGCCGATGTCAACGGTCAAAATATGGTTATCACCAGACCCGATCTGCCCGCCATTGATCGCGAACCGCAGCACCTGAAAGGTTCCAGCCTGCTGCGCATCAAAGATCGCATCGGCATCTGAATTTCCTTCGAGTGTCACATTGGCAGTAACCTCGATCAATCCTTCTCCATAAGAATGGAAATACTTGTTCGCACTGCCCGCAAATTTCGGGTGAACACCCGTCAAGATCTCAATATCTGCGCCGCGCAGGATATTGGTCTTCTCAGTCGTGCCAACATCTGCCCAGGCGGAATTCACATACATGCGCGAAAGTTTGCCATTCAACGGCTCAACCGTAGGAATGGATATACCGGATGTGAACGAAGTAGGGGTCAACTGACGACCGAAAAAGTCCGCCTCGATCCCCACCGGGCTGGCATCCTGTCCCTGCGCCACCGTCCAACTTAAACGGATACGCTCAAACATCGCATACTCGGTTTCAAATGCCTGCGTGTCATCGCCCAGCTCAATCGTTACACTGTCCGGGCTGTTCGCCGCCGAAAGCGATGGAGTCAAATTCCACTCATAATCGCCCTGCCCAACATTGGCTTCGCTCGCAGAAACCCCGCCCTTCAAGCCACAGCCCAAGATCCACGGCAGCGCCTGAAAATATCCATGTTCAATGCTCAACGTGTTCGAATAAAGATACTGGTGGATCACCGCCCGCACTGCTGGCGCATTTACCCCAACATCCTCACGCGGAAATACCGGCGTTCGATCAGTACCCACCGCAGGAATGCGACCCAATACCAGCGTATCAGCCGCCACAGCCTGACCGCGTGTCCCCTCCTTGCTAAACTGAACCTTTGAAAAGAACCTACTGCCCATTGTTCACACTCCTTATGAACTCATAAACGATATTCAGACGATGAACTATCCACTCACCGTATAACTGCCGCTCACATTTTGTTTCACCTGCCAGCGCACCAATATTCCTTGGTGATCAGGCTGCCCCGTCACAGGATGGTTGAACGTCACCATCTGCACCGCATTCTCTACCGGCGGAATGAAAAAATGCTCCACCGTATTGCTCAACTTCATATTGCCAGCCGCCGCCGCAACGATTCGGCTGAAATACAGCATCACCATGCCTGCATTCGCAGGCTTCACATCCGCCGTCAAGTGGAACTCCGTTAGCCCGCTCCAAAAGAACAAGGTGGGTCCGCCCGCGCTGTATTCAGGCTGTAAACTCTCCACATACGAAGCCGCACACGCACCCTCAATGGCTGTGATGAACGAATTCGGCATCTCGTTGCGCTCGAACACCAGGAACGAACGCACCGTCCCATTCTCACCATCGCTCACCGTACCCCACACGCTGCACAGCTTATCCAGCCAAGTCTCAACGCCCTGCGCCATTACTTCACCTCGAGATCAGCCATAACCAAAGCCGAAGCCATGTCCATCTCTGCATCCACCATCCCCTTGGTTGCATTGAACGCACTTTCCACAAATTTCAAAGGCGGCACACCCGGGTGCGGGTTCCGCTTTCCGAACTGCACACCCAGCTTCGGCACATACCCGATCACATGCGGGTCAGCCCCATATTCCAGCACGTTCACATACCAAGCCGTCACATTCCCGAACCAGCCAACCCGCGCCGAAATATTCAAACCGCGTCCGCTCACACGGCTGTTCAACTCACGCCGCGCCGCGCCGGTCCGATCCTGAAAACTCATCCGCGAACCGATCACGCTCTTCACCTCACGCGCCGAACGGTTCATCGCCGGGTAATACCGCCGATTGGCGATCTCAGGGAAATATTTCAGCAGCTCCACCTGCATGTCCAGGTCAGCCGCCGCAAAATCCACCTTGTAGCTCATCGCACCACCGGAATGTAATAATTGCTCAAGATCTCATCCAACTCGTGCGGCATCACATACAAATACTGCGCCTGTCCCGTGTTCGGGTCACCCACCACACCCGAAAACCCGCCCTGCGCATCCTTCAACATACGTCCCGCGATCTTTCTACACAGCGCATTAATGTCATCTGGCGCACATTGCTGATAAATCGCAGTCGCCGCATCATGCGCCGCCGCCGTGGAACCGTTCACACCGCGCGTCACATTGAACGTCCGATACGCCGCCACCATTGCACCGTTGGAATGGGTGCTCTTGGGAGTATTGTTCCAACCGCGTATCACCAACCCCGTATTTCCGCTCACATCGCGCAGCTTCATCTGCTCCAGACCCGAGCGCAGGATCTCACCCACATTCACCAACGAACCATCAGCAAAGGTCACCGTCTGCGCATTCGCATCCGTGATCGCCGCCCCCAGCGTCGTCACATTGGTCGGAGTGGCATTCGTAGAATCCACCAACTCCCACTCACTTCCGATCTTCACCACCATCCCAGGCGAAACCGCCGCGCCATTGGTCACCACCAGCGCCGTAGCATTATTCGTCTGTCCGCTCGCACCCACCGCCGCAGAAAGCGCCCGCGTCAGATCGAACAGCCCCCAATTCGCAGTGACCAAAACCCCTTCTTCCTCATCTGCCCACGCGCTCAAATTCGAAGCATCTGGGTCAACATCCAAATACGAGAACGGACCATTCGCCCAATGTCGCATTGTCGGCTGCTTCACATAATCGCCAGAAACCAACGCCGTCCCATCGTTCGAAATAGCCGAAACGCTCAAGAACGGCAGAACGAAAATCCGCGTCTTATTCTTCCCGTTAAAACCGATCTGCCGCGTCACAGGCAAAAAGTGACCGATCCGCTTCTGCAAATAATCAGAAGCGGCTTTTATCTTCGGCAGCACCCGCGCCTCACGCTCAGAACCGAGAAAATTCAGATCCTCGTCCAATTCAGAAAGCGTACAAAAAAACTGTGCGAACGTAGGTTCAGTCATTCATCATCCTTAGTGGTGAACGGGGAGGGAAGGACTCCCCGCCCACCCGGAAACAGCCGGTCAATAAAGTGGCTGGTATTCCCTATTTCTTCACCTTCTTGTCAGCCGTCTCAACATCCGGCTTTTTCTCAGCAGTTTCGATCTTCACCTGCCGCGAAGCCTTTACACCGCCAAGAATTTCAACAATTCCCGCATCTGCAAGCCTCTGGGCTTCCGCATCATCAATAAATTCCTCAGCGCCTTCGTCAACACTCACATGACCGCGCTGATCTTCAAAAAATCCAAATGCAACGATTGCTTTCACTTTTGCCATATCGAGCTCCTTAGAAAGTCCCCTCTCCAGGTCACAAGACCCAGAGAGGGGGTATAGAAGTTAAATTCGTTACGCCTGAGTGCCGTAACCAATAGCTTCAGCCTGGAGCACCTTGTAAACTACATCAAAGTACATCCAGAGCGCCACCTGTCCGGTGCCAGCCGCAGAATACGGATCACGCAGCATGGTGAAACCATCGCCTTCACGAACACCAACATAATTCCAGTTCCCGAAGAAAATGGACTTGTTGCCAGTGGTCATGGCAGGAGCCTTCGAAGAGAAGTGAACCGGATAACCAAGCAGATCAGGGGTCTTGCTGTTACCGATCACCTGCTCAACATACAGCGGAGCAGAGCCGCGCAAAGCGCGCACAGAGCCATAAGTTGCAGCGCGGGTCACCCAAGCCACAGAGGGGCTGTCATCAAGGTAATTGGAAAGAGCTTCGTTGTAAGCCATTGCTTCAGGTTCACCAGAAGCGATCGCGGCAGCGCCAGCAAAGGTCTTGAGATTGGTGCCGTTTGCAGCAACTTCGGTCAAAAGCAGGTTGTTGCGGGTCTTGGCTTGACCACGAGCCACAAAGTCCATGATGAAGTTCATCAGGTTGGCATCTTCATCGCGCAAGAGTTCAACCGAAAGCAAAACCTTTTTGCTGTACTTCACCAGGGTCATGGCAGCAGTACCGATCGCAGGCGCATCAAGGTCGAAGCTGGAGGCTTCGTTGGTGCTCACGAACTCGCCGTCATCCTCGCCATCAAGCGGCACGTTAACAGTGGTGCCTTTGCCGGGAATATTGCGAAGCTGCAACTTGGCGGTCAGGTCCATTTCATCGCGGCGAGCGATCACCTGGTTGTAAAAACCGGTCGGAACAGCATTGCCGCCATCGGCAGCGGTACCGATGTTCATATCGGTCGCGTTCGAAGCACGGAAAACGACCTGCCCATCTTCGTTCATGAAATCGCTCACAGCGCCCTGGTCATTCTTGCGAATGTAAGCGCCAAAACGCTTGCCGAACGAATCGCCCAAGCCATTGCGCAAAAAAGCAGGCGCAGTATTGGGCTTCACAGGCGCGGCAGAACGGTGCTCGCCGCTATCAGGCAAAGTTTCAGCGCGCTTAATGCGGGCAGTTAACTTTGCGATCTCGCCGTTGTCACCCATCAAAGCATCCCAACGGGTCTGCTCGTCAGCAGTGAAATCACGGTTCTCGGCTTCAGCCTTGGTGTGCAAACCACGGGCTTCATCTTCAAAGGCGGCACGTTGTGCCAAAAGTTCACGGGTATTCATTTCAAATTCTCCTTTTGATTGTCACTTCTTGATAGTCAAGAGCTTCAACCTGCGGGCGCGAGCCTTTTGGCGCACTTCCCTCACCTCTTCCGACCCATTCGAGTCAGCCTGAGCGGTTTTGCCTTGCAATTCACTGGATCGTGAACGAGCGCTCACGCTCGTCTGCGGATAAGCCCCAAACGTACACGGAGCAACATCGAAAAGCTGATCAACTTCCGTCACGGTTCGAAGCGGCAAAGACTCACTGCCGCGTTCAGGGTTGGTCCACTCCTCAGAGCGCACAGTGAACGCGAACGAACTTTGCGTCACATCCCCGCGCTTGATCTTCTGGTAGGTGCTCACCGCTTCCGGGTCTTCCATGTTCACATCGAACTCATACTCCAGACCCTTGTCAGTTTCTTTCAAGCGCAATGTACCAGAAGTGGTACGACCCAAAACCTTGTCCCAGTTATGGTTCAATGCCGCCACAACATCAGGGTTTTCAGAAAGCACCCGCTTAAAAGCTCCCTTGGCGATCTTCTCGCGGAACCACGAACCGATCACCGTCTCCTCATCGAAAACAGCCGCCTCACCACGCACCTTGGGCTGTTCATCGCTTCCCGCAGCTCTGATCGTCACCGATAAATAGCGTCGTTCCATGTTCTTGTTATCGAAAATATCACTCATCGTATAACTCCTCAAATTCAGACCACTCACCGAACAGATTTTCAGCATCGGGAGACGCTTCTAAAGCCTCTAAACCGCGTTTCTGACCGTAAAATTCAGCAAAATGAGCCACTTTTTTGGCATCTACAAGCCCGCTTCTGACCATCGGTTCCATCACAGAAACGGCAAAATTAGGCAGATCTCGCTTGTAAAATTGCTCCAAAAACGCCTCAAAACGCTCGTTTTTGCCCTTCTCAAGCCATCGTTTACGCGCATCATCGAGCTCTTTTTGGTCGCGTCGCGCTATTCTTGCGAACGCATCCCGCAAAAGTGGTTCCACATCAACGAACCCGCGTGACTTAACCTGCACCTGCGATTGGTCATCCTTGTTTTGATCGTTCCCGCCCATATTCAGCGGCACAAGGATCTCATCCAAACCATCGATCGGGTTTTTGTTCTCGAGCTCGCGCACTTCATTGCGCGTCATCCAACCGTTTGTGATCGCGCTGGCATACGCCGTGTATCTTGCCTGCGTATCCGCTCGCAAATTCGCATCAGCGATATGCTCAAAGAAATATTTTGACCGTTCGTTCTTCAAGAACAGGTCTTTATTCAACTGCTGCTCGATCCGCACCAACCACGGGCGCAGCGTGTGCCGGTAATAACCAAGCTCTTGCTGTTCGATCCCGCTTCCCCAGCTGGTGCTTTTCTCAACATCCCCGATCATGTGTGGTGGAATGCGGAAAATACGCGCGATCTCGCTCACCTGGAACTGGCGCGTCTGCAAAAATTGCGTGTCTTCTGGCGGAAATCCGATCGTCTGCAAGTCCAGATCTTCTTCAAGCACAGCGGTCTTTGAACCGTTACCAGAACCGCCATACAACTGATTCCAGCTCTCGCGCAGGCTCTTTTGGGCTTCTGGCGTCAATTTCTTTTTACTCTTGAGCACCACAGAAGGTCGCGCATCGTTCGCAAACACCTTCGAACCGTACTTCTCCGCGCTCATGCTCAAACCAATGGCATTCCGCGCCAAAGCGATTCGGCTATACCCCACCAAACCATCGAAACCGAAGGCAGGCACATGCAGGATCTCTTCGGATGTAAACGCCCGCTTATTTCCGTTCAGCTCTGTGTACAAATAGCGTTTTTCGCCGCTGGCATCTCTAAAAACTTCCATGCGGCTTGGGTTCAACGCCCACAATTCGCGCACAATTCCGCGCCGGTCCCACAGTTTCTGAGCGTAAAAATTTCCCCATCCCAACAAATGCCCAACGATCAATTCACGAAACACCATCGAAGTCATATCTGGGTTAGGTTCATCGTGCATCAAAAAATAATATGGATGGTTCACAGCCCGATCTTTGCTGCGCTCTTTACGTTCATACACAACAAGGGGCAGGCTGGCAGTATCTTCGCAAAGAATAGTGAAACCAGCCATCACCGCAGTCACCTTCAGTGACCCGGTTACCGTTACACTCTCACCAGAATAAGAACTCTCTCCGCCGTTGATATAGTCCACCAACCACTGCGGAGGGTTCGCGAGTGCATTTCGTTGTTCAAATAAACGTCTCGCCATTTACCCAACCCATGCGTTATAGAACGCCGTCAATAAAAGCGCCAAACCGGTCACAGTCAGGCTCCAACCTGCGCCAAAGTTCAGCCAAATGCCTCCAGCCAGCAACAAGAGTCCTAAAATATAAATTGTCACGTCGAGGACCATGTCCAAAGACCGTGCGCGCATAGGATGTTCAGAAGACTCGCCTGGCTTAAGTGGCATAATGACCTTAAACGCAAACCGCCCGTCAACCCTCGCAAGAGAGTTGACGGGCGGTACTCCGTATTAACCAATTAGATTTTCAAAACGTGGGAAGTGCAGAATGAGGGGGACACTCTGCACTACCCCCACGCCAGCATTTTAGCACATTTTTTCAACACTTAACGGTCTGCGCTACCTGCGCGCCCGACCTTTGATAACTTTTGATTTGGATTTCACGACTTTTGCGCCACGCTTCGGCGCGTCAGGTGCGCGCTTTGTTGGGCGGCGACCATGTTTGCCACCATAGCCAATATGATCGTATTTCTCAATACAAGCCAAGCAAACGACATGATGGCAACCGTGACAATAATTCGGCTGACGTTCAACTTTTGCGCCACAAGACCAACACTTTGACATAACTACCTTCTTTCCGTTGAGCAGTCCGCCCAACGGCTTGCCTTACCTGCGCGGGGCGGTTCGGGCAAAGTGCCTTCGCCTACCAGTACATCAGCGGGTAAGACCTGCTGGTTATCGGGGGCGATAGCCCCGTCCAGTGCAAGCGGTGTTAGGTGGCGTGGCTCAAACATAGACGATTGCACCGCCTGAAAATCGTGACGATAGTTTGACCAGATGGCTTCGGTTGTGGTTTCATACGCGCCTGTCATTTTTCGCATTGCGTAGAACGGCAACCAATTAGCCTTCGTGTTTTCGCAGACGATAACCTGACCGCTTCGGCTCTTGCACCATGCGCCCAGCTCATCAAAATTGATTGACTTATTATTCTTGACGTACCATTCACCTCCGAATTGATAGGGTGGATCAATAAACCATGTGGCATCTGTGTTTTCGATTTCATCATGTGAACCCAGGCGGATAACCCAATGCTTGATTTTGAAAAGACTTTTGGCAATAATGCGCTTCTGTTCATTCCAGTTGCTAAAATCTTTGACCGTTTTCTTGGGCTGTGCTGACCCGCCATTGATACAAAAGCCAATTAGGTGCTTTGCTTCTTTGGGCAAATCGAAGTTATCAAGTGACTGACCATTTTCAAGATTAGGCAATCCCGTAATATCGGCTTCGCTGGCTTGCTGTAACCATTTCCAAAGGTCTACAATCACAGGGTATTTATCAACCAAGATAACCTCACGGTCAAAGTATTTCAGGCTGTAACGCGCTGACCCCGCGAATGGCTCAATGATTTTGCCAAACTTGGGCGATGGGTACAGGTCTACGACTTTTGACTTACTGCCATAATACGAGAACATTTCAGCCACCTAACGGACTTGCGTTAGCGGCGGCGTGATTGAACACGCTTGACCGCTTTTGATGACGACTTTTTTGGCGCAGACTTCGCGCCGTCCGCTGCACGTTTTGTTGGGCGTTGTGACATCATATCGTTTAACGCTTCCCAAAGAACATCTGTTGCAGGCTTATTGCCCAATTCTTTCCACCACATTATCGCGGCGGCTAAAACTTTTATTTCGTGTTTTGTGATACCACCAATCATGCTTCCTCCGAAACGCCCAACGGTTTGCGTTACTGGCGGGCGGCTGGGCGAGCCACCGGCTCTACTTGCTTCATTGCTGGCGTATAACGCCAACCTTCGAGGCGGCAGCCCGTCCAGTACACGCTTTGTTAGCCCGCGCCATGTGCGCACAATAACGCGGACTAAGCCTTAAACGGTGGTTGGGACTTTGACAACTGACATTTGAGCATTGCGTTTGCAAGAGGCTTCACAGGGCAAGACCTGCACCGTAAAATTCATTTTGTAAAGAGCGGGCTAACGGATTGCTTTACCCGCAAGTGGGCGGGGTGGATTCGCTTTGAGATGTGGGTAAACTCAAAGGTGTGAAAATGCCCATAGAGGGCACAGACTCCCACTTGTCGGGTGCAAGCGGTGTTAGACCCCGCTCTAATTGCGCCAACCGCTCATTTGCAAGAGCCACATATTCAGCGGATGTATCAATGCCGATATAGTGACGGTTGAGAAGTTTAGCCATTTTCGGGGTAGTGCCTGACCCGCAGAAACAATCGAGGACGGTATCATTTTCATTTGACCAAGATAATATATGGTCTTGCGCTAATGCTTCGGGGAACACAGCGGGATGACCAGACTTTCCACCACCTACGCCATATTGCCAGATGTTTTTCCGTTTACCGTATTCTTTCATTTCCTTATAGTGCCGCTCTGCCTTAGTACCATCAGGGCGTAGACCTTGCTTGCCCATTGATTCAACACCTGAACGCTTATTCTTTCTGTCTCGTAAGAAGTTTGCTGTTTTTGGTTTTCCTTTCGTGAACACAAACATATATTCAAAGGCTTGCAAATAAAACTGATTACTTCCAAAACAGGCTTGCGCCTTTTCGTAAATCATCGTTTCAACATTGAAGCCAACGGACTGAAAATAAATTGCTTGCTTGAAACTGGTAAGCGTTTCATTTCCGTTTTTCGTTTGGTCTCCCACTACCCACACAACAACCCCGCCCGCCTTTGTGACCCTGAATAACTGACGGGCGATAGTTTCAAAATCGAAAGTAAAGCCGTTATAGGTTCGGAGATTATCGTAAGGCGGGGATGTGACGGTAAGGTCTATGCAATCGGGCGGAAAGGATTGCAAGACTACTGCGCTATCACCTGTGATTATTTTATCGAGTTCCATGCTATTCTCACGAAGGGGTCTAACGGTTTGCGTTAGCGGCGCGGCTCTATCGCGTCCGCTGCACGCTTTGTTAGAAGGCGTAGAGAACCTTCTACTTCATTCCCAAAGACTGACCAACCACTTCGGGGACGGCGGGCAAACATATCTAATCTTGGCTCTGGAAACTTGCGCTCAACTTCTGAATAAAATATATCTGGTTTTATACTATGACCTTTGTTGTACTCATAAAGTACAGTAGACATACTCTTTCCAGTTACATCGATTTCAAGTTTTCCGTTATAGCAAAATAAGCAAAACTCAGACCTTCTGTGAAAGCCGTAATGAGTTATTGAGCGACCTTTATCCCATGTAATAGTTAGATGATACTTAAACTTCCAAGCCTTCACTAAATCAAAAGCCATAGGAAGAAATGTGTGGGTTGTCCAAAGAAAAAGATAAGCATTATCACAAGCCAATTCATCAATTGGGAGTGACTTTATTTCTTCCGTGCTCATCATTTCATAATTACTATTCATAGGTTTTATATGATGCCCGTTGCGCCCAGTGTGAGCAAGGCTTCC